GTATTCGTCTACAGCAGCAGGTTTAAATGCTTTTACCTCGTAGTTCGAGGTGTTGTCCGGTGCCGTGTCCCAAGCAGGAAAGACAGTCAGGACCTTTGTGGCTGCCACATAGTCTTCAACGTGCCGGGTTTGTCCCGAACCTGTGCCGGAAGTAATTTCTATGAACATGCCATTTGGCTGGTCGTCACTTGAAAACGAAGACGCCGCCTTCAAGGTAATTGTGTCAGACGCCCCCGCCTGCGCTGTTCCCGTGTCAGTGGTCACAGAAGATGCGGTGATTTCAATGTTGCCGCTCGCGGCAGAAGGCGTAATTGAATAAGTGGGGTTGTGTGTATCAAGATCAAACGGATACTTGGGCGCGTCCACAAACGCGATAGTGCTGACAGTCCAAGACGCATCCGTAGCGCCACGAACAATCTTAATTGGCTCCAAATCTTCGTGTACAACGATCACCGTGTCGGCGCTCTGTGTCCAACACATCTCAGGAATGACAGCAGCGGTAATCGCAGAAACTGTGGCGTAGTCGTTACCGCTACCGTTTATGTTGGTAATCAGCGCACCGTTCTTAAAGACGTACATTTTGCCCGGCGTGAATACCAGCATGTAGCTGTCAGACACGCTGAACTCAAACGACACCATGCGAACAGCGTTGGCGGCACCTGCATCCAACTGTGTAATGTATTTCGTACCGGGACGGCGCACAGCGCCGCCCTGCGGCTGGATTGCAACATTACGAGCGGTTGTCAGTCCGGCTTGATATTGGGCAAGGTCAGTCCGTGCGCGCAGGCGAGGGTCCATCTCTCCTGACGTAAAATCATTCTGAAAGCGAATGACACGGCTCATGCACGTACCTCAGTCAGCGGGAAGTCCATGATGTTTTGGTTTGGACGATCCACGCCGTCAATGTTCATTGACACGCGAGAAAGGCCGCCGCGCATGTTCTCAGCCGGGGAGCCGTAGGCAAGGCGGTGATAGTAGTCGGCCTTCTGAATTTGGTCCGTGATTGGTTCAGCGAACGCAGCCGCAAGCGCGTGCTTGAGCAGGTTCACAAAGTATGGAGGAAAGAAACCCGGCTCAGGACGGAACTGGTAGTCAATCCAGACTTCTTCAAAATTAGTGTAGACCGCAGTGCCGTAGATTTCAAAATCATTGACGGGCGAACCACCGACACCAGATGTAATAAACATCGCTTTAGGGTTGCCCAACATGTCGCCGGGCAGGGCGTATTGGTACTTCCATTCGTTGACGGGGGCGTCAACCAACTGGGCTAACTTCACCTTCTTGATGGACCAACTGTAGGGATATTGCATTAATAGCGTGTCGCGGATGTCGTCGTAAAGACGGTCTGCGATCTGCGCTTCATCCGTGCCCTCGCTGAAACTAGAAATAGAGGCAGCGCCAAGCAAAATCATGGCATCGGAACAGATTGTAAGTTTTATGTCACCAGAAGCCATGCAAGCTCTCCAAGTTAGAAATGGGCGGGCCGAAACCCGCCCACCCTAATTAGTCACCGTTAGTTGCAGCCAGCGTCGTGCCGTCTGCAACATCAACAACGCCACTCGCGTTCGTGAGAACCTGAGTGAGTGTGCTGACGCGGGTGCCACCAGTAGAGGTCACACAATAAATCAAATCGCCCACCGCGAGGGTGTCCGAAAGATCATCGAAGTAACCAGACGTGTTGACAGTCGCAATAGTGTCTGCGCTCTGGTACGTATAAATGCTCGGAGCATTACCGCTTTTAGAAGCAGCAACAACACCGAAACCAGCAGAATCAAAAGCCATGATCTATTCTCCTATTCAGTCGCTGCAATTTTGACGATGCCTTCAGCGTCAATAGCGATTGCACCAGCGGAGAACATTGAGGAGACGAGGAACGACGTTTTTTCTGCAACGTAGTTAATCTCTGTCTTCTGAGCAATGCTAACGCCAAGTCCCACCGAATCGCGGTGGAAGGCAAAGTTAGTGCGGGTTGAGGGAAGCGGCAAACCGCCTTCGTCGCGATCACCAAGCATGATGAACTTAAATCCAAGGAAACTGTTGATTTCCCCTTGGGCCAAAGCCTTCACAGTGGCGAAGTCTGAACTTGTAAGCTCAGTTTCATCCAGAAGAGCGGAAAGACCATTAGCATGGATCAACATGCAACGACCTTCAGCCGGGACATTTTTTGCGTCCAGAGCCTTTTTAGCCGCAAGCAGCTTGGCAAGATTCATGTTCGTGGCCGAACCACCAACGTTGGTGCCAACATCGGTATGACCCGTAGCAGCGTTCAACGCATCAATGGTGATCTGATCCATGCGACGACCAATGGCGTTACCAACGACCTGCACCAATTCACGGCGCTCGTCGAAGTTCACCTTAGCCTGAGAGAAAATATCGCTGTATTCTGCGGCGATAAAATCGGACATGCTTGCCGTTACCTGAGAATAGGAAACATTAAGCGGGGTTACGTCTGTCTGCGGAACGCGGACAGTGGCAGTGCCTTTCCCGATTTTCGGGAACTTCACCTGATTGCCTTCAACATTCATGCGTTCGCGAGTGACGCCAGCAAGCATACGGGATGCCTGATAAGCCTGCTTGACCTCCGCGTCGAACAACTGAACGAAGGCGTTTGAAATGCCTACGGCCATTTCTAAGTCCTTTCATTAGGGTTCAAAGTTAGATCGCCTTCAGGTGTCCATTACAGGGCTGCTGGCTTGAATGTTTCACGCCCATTCCACGGCGGGTCTTGCGGGCCTTACGGTTATCCACACTTACGTATATAAAGCAAAAAATAAACGGGGTAAAGGCCCCGTTTATTCAATGCGACACATGGTCTATGATGTCTGGTATGGATCGTTTCCATACATTTTCTCAAACATTCGCTCCACTTTGATACGATAAGCGGGGTCGCTAGTGTATTCTGGGCGTCCAACCATTGCCATGAGTTCCTCTTTAGAAGGCCCGTCCTCAATGGTTGTCACATCTACGGGCACAGTCTGGTCGCCGTAATAGCCGCGAATCTTCTGCAAGGCTCGGATGCCCTCCGCAGTACCGCCCATAACCTTAAACTCTTCAAAGTCGTTCTCGCCCCAAACACCTTTGCGAACAAGGCCTTGCGCCCAATCCGTCATTGACTTAATCGTAGCGTCAGCATTTGGGCCTAGCTTCTTGTACTCTTCCTGATACGAAATCTCTGCCTGCTGGGCAGCACTTCCCGCGTTCTCGATGAACTTAGACGCAAGCTGGTCAAAAGCCTCTTGGCTAATGCCGTTTTCCTTGGCCCAATCCTTGTATGTCACATAAAGGTCGTCGTCCTCTGGGATGCTCGCATCCGCAAAAACAGACTCATCATATGCTTCTGGAGCCTTGTGTTTGCCCTGAGAGAACTTTTTTTGGAGTTCTGAGTAGGACTTAACAAGGTTTTCGAGGTCTGGACCCTCGTCTTCGTTCCAAAATTTCTCAGGATACCACTCTGGCCGAACAAACTCTGTCTCCTCGTCTTCGGCTGCAACCGTAACTTCATCAACCGTACTAGGCTGGGAAGATGGGTCTGGCTCAACATGGGAGATTGTTTCCTGTTCCTCCTGCTGGTTATCGTCGCTCTCGGCAGAGGCTTCGGCCAGCAGACCTTCAGTTTCGCTCATAGTTCAGATGCCCTTTTCATACGCCGCTCTATCTCGCGGACAAGTGAGTTTTGTCCTTCACGGGCATACCCGTGGGACGCTTCTTCGCCCGGATACCATGTGGGCTGCTCAATCGTCAGTGCGCGCAAGTGGGCAAACAATTCCTGCCCATCGTCACTGCCGAAAACTCTAAGGTAAAGACGATCAATGTCGTCGTTGCTCTGCTTGTTTGTGATGCGTGACTGCGGCTCTACCTGCCGCAGTCCTTCCCAGCCTTCAGTAATGGTCATTACATACCTTCTGGTATTGTCTCCGTTCCGCCTTCAGCAGGGGCCATTCCCTGCTGCTGCGCCATCATCTGTGCGGCCTGTGCGGCCTGCTGCATCATCTGCTCACGCTCTTCCGGGGAAGTACGCAGTTCAGCAGGAACACCCAGCTTGTCTGCAACGTAATCAGAAATTGCACCCATACGCGGAGCCATCTGACCTTCCGGCCCAAGCGCGGAAGATAGCTGAACCCACTGCGTGATCTTCTCGATGTCACCCATGTTCTGAGCCTGAGCAATCGGGGACACAGGCGTCACCTTAACTTCAAGACCGTTCACACGAAGCGGCATCTCAATCATGCCGCGCTCGTCCATCACATACAGGATGCGACCAATCATCGGCACCATTGTTTCTGTAATCAGGCGGCCAAACGCAGAGCCAAGGTTCTGCGCCAGTTCCTTCATGCGCTCTGCAATCTCAGTCGCGGAACGCGCTGACATATTGTCCGGCGGCAACGTGTCGTCGAGCATGATCTTTTTGATGTTCATGCGTAGATCGTTAATCACGATCTGCGACACGTTGAAGTCACCGGAGCGCGGCAACATGCGAAGGCTCTCACCCTGCGGCCCACCATTGCGAGCGACCGGGATAATCGCGCCCGGCACAATACGGATCGTCTGCGGATTGAGAACACCATCGTCGGCAGCAGTATAGACACCAGCAATCGACAGCGAGGCGTTCTTCAGCAGCAACTCAAGCGTTTTGTTCAGTGTCTTGATGTCTGGGATCGCTGTTACCAGCGGGCCTCGGCCATAAACCTCGCCCGCCACTTTCATGTAGCGCGCCACAATCCAAGGCGAAGACTTCATCTTGCGCTGAACTCACTGCTCTTTG